GTCCTGTGTATCCAGTAGCACCAGTTTGTCCTGTGTATCCAGTAGCACCTGTCATTCCAGTGTATCCTGTAGCACCTGTCATTCCAGTGTATCCAGTAGCACCTGTCATTCCAGTGTACCCAGTAGCACCTGTCATTCCAGTGTATCCAGTAGCACCTGTCATTCCAGTGTATCCTGTAGCACCTGTCATTCCAGTGTATCCTGTAGAACCAGTTTGTCCTGTGTATCCAGTAGCACCAGTTTGTCCTGTGTATCCTGTAGCACCTGTCATTCCAGTGTATCCTGTAGAACCAGTTTGTCCTGTGTATCCTGTAGAACCAGTTTGTCCAGTGTATCCAGTAGAACCAGTTTGTCCTGTGTATCCTGTAGAACCAGTGTATCCAGTAGCGCCTGTAGTACCTGTTTCACCAGTGTATCCAGTAGCTACAGTATCTCCAGACTGTACTGTAACAACCCCCGTACTACCAACATTTTTTGTTATTGTCGTGGTTGCAATGGTTGTCGTTGCCGCATCTACTACTACAACTATACTAGTATCTGAGTCGTACATGCTTCGCGAAACAGACATTTATATAATTTATATAATATAAAAAAATTTAATAATATGTTTAATTTATTTATTTAAAAATATATAAATTATATAATAAATGAACTTTGATTTAAATATAGATAATTATACAAGAGAAGAATTAATAGATATATTTGAGTTGCCATTTGGATATAATAAAAATATAGTTGAAATTAAAGAAGTAAAATTAAGAGACAGTATTCACAATAACAAAGAAATAAGTGAAGAAACAAAAAAAAATACTATAAATTTTATTTTAAAGGCAAAAAATATTATTTTAAATGAAAAAGAAAAAAAAGAAGAAAATGATGAAGAAAAAAATCAGTTAAAAAAATTTTTTAAATTTGCACCAACAACCGTATTGGAAGAAAATGAACATATGGTTCAAGATAGACCAAAAATTCCTTATGCTACATCATATCCCAGCGAATTTTATAAAGGTGTAATTAATCCATTAAAAAAAAGAATTATAAAAACTAATTTGAATATAGATAGTAGGTTTAGAGAGAATTATTATACGTCATTATCTACAAATTATAATGTTAATTTACCCATGGTTATTAGTAATGTTTTAACAATGCAAATGACTTCTATCGAATTTCCAACATCGTTTTATAACATATCATCCTATTATGGTAATAATTTTTTTTCAATAGTAGTTAATGGAACTAGTAAAGTAGTTGAAATACCTAATGGAAACTATACTAACGTGGGATTATTAAACGTTATCAATAATTTGTTGGTTAACTTAGGAGGTGATTACGCGAATGTTGGATTTTTATTAAACATAAGTCAAACAGTTAACGGTACAGGTCAAACGATGGTTGGTTTCGATGGAACCCAAACAACAGGAGCAACTTTAGAACTAAATTTTCAAGCTGACAGAAACGGAATAGATGATCGTAATACACCATTGTCACTTAAATTTGGTTGGTTATTAGGTTTTAGAAACGGTGTTTATGTAAATAATTATAATTATGTATCAGAAGGAATTCTTGATATGTCAGGACCACGTTATTTATATCTCGTTGTAGATGATTACAACAATAACGTAAACAATAGTTTTTTTTTAGGTGCATATAATTCATCTATGTTAAATAAAAATATATTAGCTCGTATATCAATGCAAACAAGTGCTTTCAGTATATTAGACCAAAATAATTTAATAAATATAACAAATTCTAGAGAGTACTTTGGACCCGTTACTATACAAACATTGAATATCCAGCTAATTGATGAATACGGAAGAATTGTTGATTTAAATAATATGGACTTTAGTTTTTGTCTAATTTTAACGAGATCATACGATATTTAAAGCTCTCCTGTTATTTTATACATTAGCCAAGAGTTAGGCTTTATTTTTGTTTTACCACTATAAGAAACAGCAAACCTTTCTTGTAGGAGAAGTTGGTTTACATAAATATCGCTAATATAAACGTCAGCGAGTAGCCTTCCATATTTTTCTGATTGAATATTTTTCAAATTCACAGTTTTATGTAGTATTAAACTAGCCAAAAAATCTCTTGCATTTTTAGCAGCTTCTTTTTCGTCGTCTGAAATATCTTTTCCTTTAATCTCTGGTGTGTCAATACCTTTTAACCTTACATTTATTCTATAAAGTGGCGAATTACTATAAGGAAATTTTGTAGCTATAGTAATAGTATCTCCATCATAAACTTTGATTACATAACCTTCACTTATAGGAAATGTAAACTCGACAGTATCTTCCCATTTTATATCTACTGTATTTTTTTTATGCCATTTTGGTAATGAAAACAAAGAAAAAATCTTATTTTTAAAGCACATATTTATCTATATGATATATAACACAAATTACATTTATACGTTTTTAAATAATATTTTTATAATTTATAATGCAACACTCGTTAAAAAGTAATCTAGGTATTAAAACATTTGGCGTACATAAAGAACCGTTATATGCTGGTGAATATATTAACGCTAAAAAAGCTCGTGCCTCATTTTGTGGTGCCAATAAATGTAACAATTCTATTGTTCCTACTCAAAATGGTAAGTTAAATACGCAGGGAAATTTATTGATGCTAAATAGAGCGAATAACTTAAATTATTATGCTTCAAATAATGTAAAAAATGGAAATTTATATATAAGTTTAATAACAAAATTAGATTTGGAAGGTGTACCTGTTATATGTAGAAGCGCTCCTCCAAATATATATGTATCACCAGCATCAGTAGATAAATTAACTTCATACCCTTATATATTTTATAATATAGACCCAAGTGGTAATCTATTTGGTAATACAAATTGCGGAGCAAAAAGGTTTTTAAATTATCTTATTTATAATCCACCATATACTATATCTAATCCTGGGTTTGTTAATCATTTATAAAAATACAAATATAACCAACAAACACGTTGCTAAAGTACAATATATTATACAAAATATTTTATTGTGACTATTTACAATATTTATATTATAATTATAATACATCATTGTTTGAGGATATTTGACTTCATTATAATACTCTAAATCCTCATAAATCGTTTCAAAATCAGTATAAAAATTATTTTTTATTTTATATTTTTTTTTCATTTTTGTGTAGTTATCAGTATATTTCGGTGGTAAACTTTCAATATCAATATAAAATCCCCAATCTTCATTTGCCGCCATTTTTATAAGTTTATAATTTTTAGTGCTTTAATGTAATTTTATATTTTTTGAAATATAAAATTTAAAATCAATTTTTTTTAATTTAAAATCTAAAATACTTTTTTTATCGTTTTGCATGCATTTTAATAAGTATTTTTTTTGCTTTTTTAGAAATATTTTTATGTTTATATTGTTGCGCTCTTATATAAGCAGCATAAACTCCTTTTGAACTTACACTGCATGTATTTTTTTTACAAATTGGGAAACTTTTATTAGGTCCCAAAAAACATTTTTTACCACACTTTTGAAGCATTAAGGTTCTTTCATGGTAACATGGTTTTTCTCTTTTCCAGCCTTTAGTAGCATTGCCTCTACCTTTTTTATATGTTTTTGACATTTTATATATTCTTAATATAAAAATAAATAACTATTATGTAAGTAATTATTTATTTTTATTATTATTTGTATATATTATTACTGAATGAAAAAAAGTGTAATTAACGAACACATTGGGATAGATATTGAAAATGTAAATGAAGGATTTAATAAATCATATTATTTTTTTGAAAATAGTTTTGAAAATAGTTTTGAAAATAGTGAAAAAACAAAAAAATCTGAAGAAAATGAAGAAAACGAAGAAAACGAAGAAAATGAAGAAAACGAAGAAAATGAAGAAAACGAAGAAAACGAAGAAAAAGAAGAAAACGAAAAAACTGAAGAGACCGAAGAAAATGATTGTGACGAATGTTTTTCTATAGACACTTCAAACAATATAGTAGATAATTCAGGAAATATTATTGGAAAAGCATATAATAAACAAATAAAATATAAAAAATTTACATATAAAGAAATAGAAAAAGAAATAAACGAAAATTATTTTGACGAAAAAGAGTATTATTCTAGCGCACTAGATATTCTAGCTACTTATTTAAGAGGTCAAAAACTTATATATATGGAAACAAAATCTTATTGTGAGAAAAGGCTCAATTATTTAATGATGCCTTCTATATTGTTATCTACGGCAGCTACAGTATTGGCATCTATTATAACGGACTGTGCTCTAAGTTACTGGAGTACATATGTAATTGCAAGTTTAAACGGAACAATTGCATTTTTACTGGCTCTTGTTAATTATTCAAAATTAGACGCAGCATCAGAAGCACATAAAATTTCGGCACATCAATACGATAAGCTACAGACATCTATAGAGTTTTTATCCGGTAAAATATTATTATTTACACATGAATTTAGTAATGATAAATTAAGTGAAAAACTAACAGATGTAGAGAAAAAAATAGGCGAAATAAAAGAAACGAACCAGTTTATAGTTCCAAAAAATATAAGAACAACTTATCCGATTATATATAATACAAATGTATTTTTGATTATAAAAAAAATAGAAGATATTCGAAAACGCAAAATAAATTCACTAAAAGAAATAAAAAATTATAGAAATTATTTAAAAGCTGTATTGATATCAAAAAAAAATAAAAACAAAAAATCTCTGAAAAATATAGAAAAAACTATAGATACTTTAACAAAAGAAAAAGTACAAATTGTTAATGATTTAATTTTATTGAAGTCTTCATTTTCAATAATAGACGATATGTTTACGAAAGAAATGGAAAATGCGTATAATAAAAATCATTTTATATATAAGTATTTTTTTAGAAATAATACAGACCAAGAAACCGATTATGAAACTAACCCAAAAAAAATAAATACATTTGTAGAAAATGTAATGGATCCTTATGGTACGCAGGATAGATATGTTCGAGAGCTAAAAGAATTATACGAAAAAGAAAAAGAAGCTTCTGATCAAAATAAGTTGAATGTTGAACAAGAACAAAGTTTGAAAAAGGTATGGAATGAAGTGAAAAAAACCAAAAATATATTAAAAACTAATACTGATTTAATAGAAAACTTGTATTACAAAATAAAAAAAGAAAAAGAGAATAAAAAAGAAAATACAAAAAATAACAACAAATTTTATAACACTTTGAATAAGTTTCCAAATATAGTAAAATTATTTGGAGATAATATGGAAACAGCAATATCACATATTAGTTTAAAAATTGATGATATAAAAGAAAACTACAACCAAAATGATAATGACCTTTTATGTGATACTGAAGAAAAAATAAGTAAGCGTTCCGACTCTTCAAATTCACTTATGGATTTTGACGTTATATGTGAAAGTGAAAAAATTATATAATATTTAATAAGTATTACAAAAAAATATTTATTAAATTATTTTCCGACTTACTGGATTTGAACCAGTGACCACTTGATTACGACAAAAAAAAACTACTACAGTCAAGCGCTCTTCCAACTGAGCTAAAGTCGGTAATGGCGGGCTTATCCCACATATTAATATATTTTATGTCTTTAAGTAGTTTTTTTTACATTTATAATATAAACGGTTGGAGTTAAAGTAAAAAAAATACATTAACATATATTACTTAAAATTCATTAGTCGCAAATTGTTTTTACTGGCTTTAATGGGTTGTTGGATACCATGATGTTGTACGACAGGGTTACCTGTAAATAACAATTTTGTAGATTTTATTTGCGATATTCTATAAGCCTCCCTTATTCTTTTTATTTTATCCTCTAAAACCATTTGCCTATATTCTTCAATTGTTTTCGGCGTACGTATTTCGGGGGTTTTTTTGTCATTTACATCTCTATAGTCCTTAAAATATTTATTAAAAATATAACTATGCTTTACCGATGGGTCTAAAGGTTGTTGATTTTGTGATTGATTTTGTTGTTCATAAAAAAATTGGTCGTTACTATAATGTTGAATTTCTTGTTCTTCTCTTTGTATTTGAGACATTGCCTGTAGAACGCCGTTTTTATTTACTACAAGGTTCATGTTTAATAGTATATCATCAAATGTCACTCTTTTTTTCTTTATCGTATTTTTTTTTTGAGGTTCCCAATATTTTTGCGTATCTAAGTCATCTATTTCCGTAAAGTTAAGTTCCATATTATATATTTTAATTTTTTTTTATTTATTTTACATATTATTCTGTGTGGTAAAACAAAAAATAATATGAGATTATTATAAGTATATGAATAGTAATATTTATGTAAAAAATACAGGGATGACTTCTGAAACGGTTTTTTTAAATAATAATAAAATAAGCAAACATGATGTGGGATGGGATGCTGGTTATGACGGAAATGAAGCAAATATTTCTGTAGACGTTCAGGAAAATGGAGCACGCAAACATTTTGATGTAAACCTTACAAATGATGATTTAGCGAATATATTAAATATTCAGAGCATTAAACAACCCATTCATCAGCGACTAAAACATGATTTTAAAAAGAAAAATCCTATTCTCTATAATATTCACCTTGATGATGACATACACAGCCAAAATTATATGGGCGATGAAAATGACAAAAATACACTTTTAGAAACTATACAGCAGCCAGCACATATATCAAGCCCATTATCTAATGAAGAATTTATTGTTCCTGTTACTATTGGAAATGAAACTTCACATAATTATACTTTTACACCACGAAGACGTCATAAAAAAATAAAAACACATAAAACGCATAAAATTTATAAAAAACGCAAAACAAATACATCAAAACATATTAGTCGTAAAAATAAACGTAGTAGTAGAAAATTACAAACCATATGAATATTGTATTTTTTAAAAAATTATATTTTAAAATATTAATTTTGAAATATAATTTTTGAAAAATATAAAAAATAGTTTATGTAATAATTTTTTGTTAACTTAAGCATTTTATAATGAATATTTGTTTTTTAATGTTATTTTAATGTTATTTTTTAATTTTTTATATTATAGATGTCATTCAGGAAATATGGAGGTGTAAATTTTGCCGCTAAAAATAATGCTATTTCAAATAATTATACTACTACAAATAACTTATCCGTTACACAAAACATTGGACAGCCTGACTCTTATATCAATATTTTAAGCGATATTCATGGTAAAGGTATTACAGGACAAACTGGTTCATTTACTTACATAGCTTCTAGCGAAGGAATAACTGGACCTACTGGATCTTTTACTTATATATCTTCTAGCGAAGGAATAACTGGACCCACCGGGTCTTTTACTTATATATCTTCTAGCGCAGGAATAACTGGACCCACTGGATCTTTTACTTATATAGCTTCGACTGCAGGAATAACTGGTCCTACCGGTTCTTTTACTTATATATCTTCGACTGCAGGAATAACTGGACCCACTGGGTCTTTTACTTATATAGCTTCTAGTGAAGGAATAACTGGACCCACTGGGTCTTTTACTTATATAGCTTCTAGCGAAGGAATAACTGGACCTACAGGGTCTTTTACTTATATATCTTCGACTGCAGGAATAACTGGACCTACAGGGTCTTTTACTTATATATCTTCTAGCGCAGGAATAACTGGTCCCACAGGGTCTTTTACTTATATAGCTTCTAGCGCAGGAATAACTGGTCCTACTGCTTCATTTAGTTATTTAAGTTCTAGTAAAGGAATAACTGCCCCTACCGGATCTTTTACTTATGTATCTTCAAGTGCAGGAATAACTGGTCCTACCGGATCTTTTACTTATTTAAGTGCTAGTGCAGGAATAACTGGTGCTACCGGGTCTTTTACTTATATAGCTTCTAGCGAAGGAATAACTGGACCTACAGGGTCTTTTACTTATATAAGTTCTAGTAAAGGAATAACTGGACCCACTGGGTCTTTTACTTATATAGCTTCTAGCGCAGGAATAACTGCCCCTACCGGATCTTTTACTTATATAGCTTCTAGCGCAGGAATAACTGCCCCTACCGGATCTTTTACTTATATATCTTCTAGCGCAGGAATAACTGGTCCCACCGGGTCTTTTACTTATATAGCTTCTAGCGCAGGAATAACTGGTCCTACCGGATCTTTTACTTATATATCTTCTAGCGCAGGAATAACTGGTCCCACCGGGTCTTTTACTTATATAGCTTCTAGCGCAGGAATAACTGGTTCTACCGGATCTTTTACTTATGTATCTTCAAGTGCAGGAATAACTGGTCCTACCGGATCTTTTACTTATATAGCTTCGAGTGCAGGAATAACTGGTCCTACTGCTTCATTTAGTTATTTAGTTTTTAATGAAGGAATTTCTGGTCCTACTGCTTCATTTAGTTATTTAAGTGCTAGTGAAGGTATTACTGGTCCTACCGGTTCTTTTACTTATTTAAGTACTAGCGCAGGTATTACCGGACCTACTGGGTCTTTTACTTATTTAAGTACTAGCGCAGGTATTACTGGTCCTACCGGTTCTTTTACTTATTTAAGTGCTAGTAAAGGAATAACTGCCCCTACCGGATCTTTTACTTATGTATCTTCTAGTGCAGGAATAACTGGTCCTACTGCTTCATTTACTTATTTAGTTTTTAATGAAGGAATTTCTGGTCCTACTGCTTCATTTAGTTATTTAAGTTCTAGTAAAGGAATAACTGGTCCTACCGGATCTTTTACTTATGTATCTTCAAGTGCAGGAATAACTGGTCCTACCGGATCTTTTACTTATATAGCTTCGAGTGCAGGAATAACTGGTCCTACCGGATCTTTTACTTATGTATCTTCGAGTGCAGGAATAACTGGTCCTACCGGATCTTTTAC